GCCGTTTACCCTTGAAATCGACTGAAGACTGAGGGGCATATCTCCTCACCCGCTGACCATAACCTGCGTACCCGTGTAGGTAGTGGCGAGCGAAACAGCTTTGAGTTCAAAGAACGACAGGCAGGCGTCGTCCAGGATCCGGACTAGGTTGAACGCGCTGTTGATCCCGTCCATGACGACCATCGAGCCTGCTACAGGCTGCGGGATGAACGCGAGCACCTTGCCCTGAACCACGTTGCCAATACCGCCGCCCATGAGGGCCGACACGGTCAGGTTCGTCACGGTTCGCAGGCCCGTGTCACCGGCGTTCAGCGGGATGAACCATTGCGGCAGCGGAATGCGGTTCGCCGCAGCGCTAGTCGATAGCGCCACAGCAGTTGCGTTCTCGGCGGTGTTACCGGCCTGGTCCGTGTACTGCAGGGTCAGGTTAGCCGGAGTGGCGCCTAGCGCTGTGGTTACCTCGATGGTCGCGAAAGTCCCAGGAGAAGTAGTCGTTGCGTACCGATTAGGCACGCCAGTAACGGACTGTGCGCTGGTTGTTGTGTTGAACTGGATGGTACCGGCGTGGAAGGTTCGATCGTATAGGATCAGCGTGTTCGGCGCGCCGCTCGCCATACACTGGAAGGTGGTGAGGTGCAGGGTATCGCCGCCTGCCGCGTTGTTGAACGGCAGTGCACCGGTAGTAGCGCTCGTCGGAACCGCACCGCCTGGCCTTGTGGCAGGTGCAGAACCAGCAGCCGGGTAGCTGCCCACAGCCCATAGTGAAGCGAAGGCACCTGAGGTGCCGATAGTCCCAGTCTTGCTGAACCAAACGTCCTGACGCTTGCCGCCGGTCGTCGCCTCGCTGATCAGGTCCGAGAGCGACGTGAAGCCCATGTTCATCTGGCTGCGCTGCTTCTTGTTCACGTTGCGCGCGATGCGCTTCGAGCGCTCCCAGACGAAGTCGGCCAGGCTTGCGAAGCCTCCGCCCTTGATCGGTCCGCAGAAGTCTCCGCCGCCAGTGGCATAGACTGCACCGGGAGTGCCCGCGATGGCGATCGGCGGGCCGTACCACAGCCGGTTGTTGCTCGAGATCGACTCCACGATCTCGGTGCCCAGCCAGCGCTCCAGCTTCGATGCGTGCGTTGTGCCCATTAGACCGCCGGGATGCTCAGCGTGGCAGAAGTGATCGTGATGGGACCGCCCGCCACGATGCTCGCCGTGTTCAGAATGAAGGTTGTGCCCGAGGTGCCTGCGTCAGCGTCGAAGATCGTGGTACCTGCACTGGTCTTGACGCGCACGAAGGTCGCGGTACCCGTAGCGTCAGCACTCGAGTCCTGAGTGATCGCCGAGAAGGTCAGAGTGCCGCTCGAGGCGCTGCCCGCTGCGGGGTCCGTGAAGGTCAGCGTACCCAGCAGCGTATTGCCCGAAAGCGCGGTATCCGCGTTCGCTGGCTGGGTGCCGCTGTAGACTTCGAGGATCGCAGCGCCCGCTCCTGCGTCCATCGCTGTGCGTAGCGAGTCGAGCATGCCGTTTCTAACGGCTGCGGTGATTCTCAGGTTCGCCATTTATGCGGGCTCCTCCACGACGCCGGAAACCTTCCCGCTCGCGTCGCGCACAACCGTCTTCTTCATGGGGCGCTTCTCGAGCTGATCGAGGCGCTTGTTGATCGATGCAATGACCGGCGCAGGGCTGGGACCGGTGGTCGTGCCGTCCGCTCTCGTACCGCCGCCCACAAGTCCGGCCTGGGACTGCACGAGGGAGGCTTCGTAGCGCCTGTCCACCTCGTATCGGCGGACGCGCTCCTCCATCTCGATGCGCGCCATTTCGCGCTCGTGTTCCTTGGCCGCGATGGAGTTCAGCCGCGCTTCCTGGTCCCGCTCCTTCTGCCGCTCGAACTCGAGCTTGGAGAGGTCCAGGACGGCCTGAGCCTGCTTGTTCTGCGCGTCCGATTGCGCCTTGATCTCCTCGGGGCTGGGCGCCGGTGGCGGCAGCTCCTTGCCCTCTGGGGACATGAAGAACGCACCGGGGTTCTGAAAGCCGCTCTGCTCGACGATGCGGACGGCCGTCTGGAAGAGCTGCGTAGGCTCCACCATGAAGCCGGGTCCGAAGTTCGCGAGCGCTTCCTTCTGCAGGCCCAGGAGCAGCAACAGCCGCTGGATGCGCTGCTCGGTCTGGCCAGGAGAGAGGCCGACCTGCACGCTGACGCGGAACTCGTCCGGCCACTGCTGCGGGTCGTAGGTGATCCACTCATCGCCCACCTTGATCTGCTCAGGCCCCATCCCCGCGGCCTTCATGGCCTTGGGAATGATCGTGAAGAGGTCCCGCAGACCAGTCTCAGCGAAGACCTGGCAAAGGAGCTGAATCTGCGACATGGCTGCTTCGAAGATCTGCGAGGCACCCGTAGCGGTCTGGTTCTGCCCAGCCGCGTAGGACTCCTGCGAGTACGGGTGGATGCCCGTGCGCTGCTCGCGGACCTTTTCGAAGTAGCTGAGCGCCTCGAAAGACCAGGGCGGCAGAGCAGGAACCTGGAGCGGCTCCATGGACTCGACGCGGTCCATCAGTACCGGCGCTCCCGGTGCGCTGTCCAGGTAGCTATCCATGTCCACTTCGCCAGACACAATTTTGTGTCTGGCGTTGTTCATGCGATAGATGTTGTCCAGAAGCTGCCGCGCCAGCGTCGTGCGGATCTCCTGCAGGTCGGAGACGATGTCCGCATAGCCGCGTCCGTAGAGCTTGTGCGGCATCGGGATGGGGGTCCATCCAGCGAAGCCGTGCATCTGCGCGTAGTCGTTCTCGAGAATCTTCTGCGTGTTGTCCCCGCCGCTGAGCACTCGGCGAAGCTCGCTGAAGCCGTCCCCGTCGTAGTCCACCCTGATGTAGGACTCGGTAACCGTGACCTTCTGCGAAGCCTTGTCGGTGCGCTTGCCCGAGACGAAGTCCGAAAGCTCGTCCTCGTCGCGCGAGGTCTTGCGTCCGTCCAGGCTGATGCCTGAATTCGAAGGCGAGAGCTCCGAGACCAGCTCCCAGGGAACGCCGAGCGAGAACAGCTCTGAGCGCGTGATCTGCTTGCAGTGCGCTACGAATCTCACCTGTTGATCCAGGCGCACAGCATCGCGGCATACCAGGAACTCTTCCGGTGGTACGGTCTCGAGGCGCAGGCGCGGGAAGGTCTTCCAGCGCTTGAACCGGATGTCGTAGACCTCTACCTGCGCGATAGGCACGCCTGCCTGATCGGTGACGGTCTGCACGCGGTCGCTGGCCTCTAGCAGCTCGATGTTCTCGTCTGCCGTTAGCATGACGAGCTGTTCAGCGGTGAGGCCCTGCGCGCTCTCTATGCTCGGCTCGCGTACCCGCTCGATCCAGAACTTGACCGTGGCGAACCGCTCGAGCAGCCCTGCCTTGGCCCAGCAGTACGTGGTAGGGAAGCCGCGCAGGTGCTGGCGGAAGATCTCGTTTACCACCTGCGACATGCGCCGACCGTGCCCCGCAGCCTCGCTCTCGGGGGTGGCATCCTCGTAGCGCACCACCTCGTTCGTGTAGAACAAGGCGCGCATCATGGCGGGCATCGCCCAGTCCACGGTCTCCTGCAGGTCGCGCAGTACCACCTGGCTCGAGCCTTCGACCTCGTTCCCGAGCGGTCGGCCCTCGTAGTATTCGAGGGCGCGCTCTTGATCGATCGCGATCTGCGAGTCCTCGCCGTTGATCGCTTCGTTGCGCTCCTGCTCGATGATTGAGCGCAGCTGCTCTTCGTCGAGCGGCTCTGGTGCGTTCGGGTCGCGCTTCTGAATGTCCATCGGGATGACGGTCATAGCTTCACCGGCGAGTAGCCCAGCGACTTGAGCGGCTGCGGCATTCGCACTTTCGTGGGATCGATCAGGTCACGCTTGGCGTGCAGGATCTCTCGCGCATCCTTCGCGATGGCCTCCTTCAGGGCATCGAAGGTCAGAATGCGCGCCTCGAGCTTCTTCACGGTCAGCCGCAGCTCGCGGATCTCCGCGGCCTGGGCCTCGATCAGCTTGGGTAGCTGCGAGCTGTCCGCCTTGGAGGCAGTGGCGGCTGAGCGCATCTCCTCGACTACGGCGCGTAGAGCGTGAAGGTCTGCGGCTAGCTGCATGCTCATACGATCGCCACCCTCCGAGCGTATGGAGACGGACCGCGGCGGCGCTCGTCGCTTGGCTTCGTCGAGTACTTGCCGAGCTTGTCGCCGCATGCGAGGGACCTGAACGAGTCAGCCACGTCCGAAGCCCAGTTGTGCAGCGGGTCCTCGCTGTAGAAAGGCTGACCGTGAGCGTCCTTCTGCCCGCTCTCTTTCTTCACGTACTCGAGCAGTCCCTGCACGCCCTCGGCGCACTTCTCCTCGTCGAACCAGCACGTCCGCAGGTAATTTCGAACGATCTCGATGCCGTCCGACACCTTCTCGATACGCGGGATCGGATGCGCTTTGACCCCAAGACCGCGCAGAATCTCCTTGCGCGACTGCTTGGCGCTGAGCTCTTTCACCTCGACGTCGTGCGGCAGGTAGTGCTTGCCGTACACGTAGGGCTTCTCTTGCAGCACCTTCGCGAAGTGCGTGAGGTCCTCGCCGCTCTTGCGATAGAAGTCGATGATGCGGCGCTCGGCGCCTACCTGCTGCTTGAACCAGATGCAGGTGGCGTTCGCGCTTCCCAGGTCCCACCCCGTATCGACCGGGATCGAGGGCTCCCAGGGCACTTTGGTGATGCGACCCGATCGGCGCGCCTCGGCCATGTGCGTGCCGTAGTAGGCGCCCACGAGCGCGATATCAAAGTCGCAGTAGTACTCCTGTCGGATGTACTCCTCGGACTTACCTGCCTCGCGCTCTTCCTGAAGGATGGCGGCGCCCACGAGAGGCGCGCCCTGCTCGTCCGCGGTCTCGTCGATCGTCAGTCGCTGGCAAAACCAGCGATTGCTCGTCTGCGAGAGCTTCGAGGCACGCTGAAAGAGCCGCCAAGCGTGGTTTCGGCCGCGCGGCGTGAACTGCCAGATCGACCAGCCGTTGTTCGCAGCCAGGATTGGCGACATGAGCTCCCAGCACGTCTCGTAGTTGCTGGAGACGCTGTACTCGCTGAAGTTCATGCCGACCGGGTTGGAGCCGACCAGCCGGTTGGGCTCGTCCGCGCCCACGATCTGCAGAATCGACCCGTTGCGGAACCAGATCTTCATCTGGTCATCGCGCACGCGGGCGATCAGCTCCTTCGGCACGTGGTCGATGAAGCCGCGTCCGCCGTTCGTCTTGCCGTCCCAGATGGCCTTTCGGCCCTGCTCGTAGGAAGGGAGCATGTGCCAGTACAGGCCTACCCGCTCCTGCGAGGCGCAAATCATCCAGTTGAGCGAGGCCAGGTCCTTGCCGCAGCGCCGGTGCCAGCACAGAACCGCTCGCTGAGCGCCGTTCTCCATCGCCTGCCAGAACTGCTTCTGATAGGGACGAGGGCGCCAGTTGTACGGCAGCGAGATCTCGATCGCGCGGCTAGTCGCCATCGAAGTCTTCACCATCGATGGGCCGAATACCGGCCTCGATCGCGTCCATCACCTGCTCGGTTACAGGGATGGGCAGCGCGCGCCGATCGCCCGAGTACAGCTTGTTGATGACCACGTTGATGGTCGGGCCCTGGTTCGTGTGCTCCGAGATCTGCGAGGCAGCTCGGCCCCGAACCTGCGCGATCACCTCTTTCGCGGCGCTGATGCGGTCGGCGTGCTTGGCCTCGTGGTCGGTCATCACGTCGTGCAGCGTCGTCACCGCGAGCGGACCTGCCTGGGCGAGCTTTTGCTCCATCTCGAGGCGAGCGCTTTCCAGCATCTCGTCCACGAGCTCGCTCGTGAGGTCAACGCTTTTGGGCTGGCTCCTCAGTTTGGGTATCCCCCGGTCTCTTCCCAGCGAACAGAAACACCGAAGCTCCACGTGCCAGCAGCCGGAACAGTGGCTTGAACGACGAAACCGGTATTTTGCTCAAGGCAGAGCGGGTATCGGCCATCGTCATTGAATAGGTCCACAGTCGGGAAAACGATCGGAGCGAAGGCCGTTGCGCTAACGGATCCACCAATCGAGCGCATGCCCTGTGCATCCACGGTTCTAGTGCCAGCAGTTAGGGCAGCCGTGTCGGCGATACGAAGGCCGGAGCCTGATGCGCTGAGTAGCGGTACCTGCCCAGACTGACGCAGCTTGGCGTTTCCTCCAGTCAGAGTCGCAGCTACACCACCAGAGCCGTTCGCGCTCCAGGAGCGCACCTGGAGCATGTTGAACACGAATGTCCCGCCACCCGTGAAAACCGTCGACTGGTTTACTGCCCAGATCGATACGCGGTGAACCAGGAAGAGCTTGCCTGCAACGTTCGTTCGGAACTGGAAGATGTCCGATCCAGAGGCCAGCCCGGCAGCCATAGTGCTGCTTTGAAGGTTTACCTCGTACTCTCCGGTGCTGGTGTAACCAGCAGGAATGACCATCACTCTTCGCATCTGTTACCTTCGATCTCGCCTGTCTTTCACGACAGAAGGAGATGAAATTGAGAATTCTTATTGCACTAGTGGTTTCGGCTGTATCTGGAGTTTCCGCGGCTCAGGTTCCAAACGTGACCGTCAAGAATGACGGGCTTAGCCTCGAAAACGAGGTCCGAGCGGCCTGCAACTCCAACCCTCAGGCTCGTGTCCGTGACGACGAAGCCGGGCGCAGGATCGTCTTCCTGCGCGGAAACCAGGTCATCGCCACGATGTGGCGGGCTCCAATCCATTTCGGAAATTGGAATCTTGGCAACGACAGTTGGTTCGAGGTCGAAATCAGCCCTGCCGCCACCCAGGATGACGTATCCGGGCTGACGGCCTGCATGGGGACCCTGGTTACCCCGCCCAGGAACGGGGCTCTCGTCATCCACCGCTAGGCGGCACTGGTAGGCGGACACGTCGGGACTCCGCCGCGACGCCGATACGCAGCGCGCCGAAAGTGTCGGGGCTGGCCGTTCGGCGCTCCCGGCCCGGGTAGCTATCCCGTTGCCCCTGTGACGTAGATGCTACACCAAATGCGGACCACCCAACAGTCAGCCATCCCAACATCTTGGGCGTTGAGCTACACTTAGGGCTGTCGCGGGGTCGGCTCGGCTCCGGCGGTCACCCGAAGACACCCACCCTTCACCCTGCCGCTGGAGCCGAGCCATAAGGAATTGGCCTTGTCACACCTCTTGGCGTACCTCGGCATCGAGATCGAGCAGGATCCTCTAGCTCCCGAGCCAGTCGTTGTACGTACACCAGTCATTCAGCGGAACGGCAAGGTGGTATCGGACTTCCAGCGGTGGTACCGAGCGCACGGGAACAGTTGGGGCCCCTTGAAGCGGGGCTTTGAGGGTGAGCCTGTGACGGCGGAGTGCGACGAGGGGAAGCGGCTGGCTGGGATCTTGGCGGCGTGCAACACCGAGCAGCGACGTAAGCTGCGCGGGTACGTACGCAGTGCGGTGGGGGGTGCCTTTGGGACCGTATGAGCCGCTCGGGGAGGTTACGGAGCGCCTCGAGAGAGAGGGCTACCGGCGGGTTTACCAGGGCGGCCACCACGATGTGTGGTGCGATGGTGAGCGGCACGTCTGGCGTGCGGGAGCTGGCTTCGTATCGGAGAAGATGGGGAACACGCACGTCCGGCTGGAGGGCGGCAAGGGCAAGTGCGACTGCGCGGCCTGGGTGGGGAGGCCATCCAAGTGCTGAAGGCGTTCGGGGAATGCTGACGGCTGGTATCGCGCTCTTGAGTCTGGCAGTAGGAGCTGTGGCGGGCTGGGTGTGCGGATCGTCGTACACGCGGGGCTACGAGCGGACGCGGGCGGTGCGGATCATGCGTGAGGGCCGGGAGCGGCAGGAGCTCTGGCGCAAGATGTCGGGGCCTCTGTTCCCTGATGGCCTTGAGGCTCACATTGCGGCGAAGCGAGCGGCAGTGGGCCTCCCGCCGCGAGGGCCGGCATGCTGACGGTTCCGCAGTCGGAGTATGAGGCGGTGTGCCGGCTACTCGAGTCGCTCTGCGAGGAAGTGGAGCGGAACCTGGGGCAGTCGGCGTACGCGCCTGTGATGACGACGTTGCCGTGGGAGGTCCAGATCTGGTGGAACGAGCGGCGGCGGCGGTCGGAGCGCGGCGAGTGAGCAGGCGAATGGACTGGGAGCGGCGGAGCCGGCTGGAGACTGCCGAGGTGCGCCGCTCTGGTAAGCCGAAGATCGCCAAGGTGGTTTCTCCGGCCGAAGAAGAGCGCCGTGCTGCAGTGAAGCTGGCCCTGGCTGAGCCTAGTGCGAGGAAGCGCCGCAAGGCCCTCGCCAGGATCGCCTCGTGAAGGAGGCGTACGAGCCTTCCGCAGCCGAGCGGCGCGACCTTTCGCGGCAGCCTGGCGAGGACAAGGCTCGCCGCCGAACTACGCGGCGGGAGCGCGCTGAGCTAAATCGCAACCTCCAGGAGCAGTGGAGGCGCATTCAAAGGAGTCTTCGAGAAGACCCTGAGTCCTGACCAAGCGCCGGCTTCCGAGCAGCGTTCTCGCTGCCTTCCGGGCTTCACTGTGCGCAGTGGAGTCGTATTACGCGCGGTCAGCCCACGTGAGTCCGATGGTGCGGCAGTGGGCGAGCCAGAAGCGGAAGGAAGCGTAGACCCCGGAC